CACACGGACTCAACTCTAAGTGAAATGTGTGAAGGATTTGAATCCTTCCTCAGAGCGAATAGTTATCACTTTGATGGGAGTGTTCAGATAGTGGATAGTGAAATGCAACTGGAGTTACCTCTAGATGGTATGGAACAAAACGCTAATATTTGGGAACGTAGTGGTAGAAGACTTAATGATGCAACACCAGAAGAATGGGATGCACTTTCGATTGCAAAATCCTTCGCAGCTGCGAAGAAGAATAATGATGCACTTGATCGGAATTAATTTCATTTTTCTATTGACAAACACCCCCAAATGCAGTATAATAAATACTGTTATATTATGAATTACTTGAAATACTTAAACTATACTTAAACATACGGAGAACGACAATATGTCAATTTCAGCACTAAGAAACCAGAACAGTCTGGATAAACTTTTACAACAAGTCCAAAAGGACGAAACCCCACAGAAAGACTCTAAGTCCTATGTCGATGAACGACTATGGAAACCACAGGTGGACAAGGTAGGTAATGGGTACGCAGTACTTCGATTCTTACCAGCACCTCAAGGTGAAGAGTTACCTTGGGTTCGCGTTTGGAACCATGCGTTTCAAGGCCCTACTGGGCAATGGTTTATTGAGAATTCCTTAACCACCCTAAATCAGAAAGACCCTGTGAGTGAGTACAACTCTGCACTGTGGAACTCTGGCGTAGAGAGTGATAAAGAGATTGCTCGTAAACAGAAACGTAAACTACAATACTTCTCAAACGTCTATGTTGTAAGTGACCCGACTAATCCTCAGAATGAGGGAAAGGTTATGCTTTACCGCTTTGGTAAGAAAATCTTTGATAAGTTGATGGAAGCAATGCAACCAGAATTTCCTGATGAGTTGCCAGTCAACCCATTTGACTTCTGGGAAGGTGCTAACTTCATGTTGAAGATTCGCAAGGTAGATGGTTACTGGAACTACGATAAGTCTGGTTTGGATGCTAAATCTGCACTCAAATCAACTGATGACGAGTTGGAGACAATCTACAACAGTCAACATTCACTGGCTGAGTTCCTTGCACCTTCAAACTTTAAATCATATGATGAGTTGAAGACCCGTCTGGACACAGTTCTTACTGGTACAGTAAATACCGCAAAGACTGCTGCAGACAGGATTATGGAAGACGAAGGTACAACTGACTTCACACCTCAGTTTAAATCGGAGTCTGCTCCAGAACCTAAAACTGGTGTTGCTGCCGCATCTGATGAAGATGATGATGCAATGTCATACTTTGAAAAGTTGGCAAACGAATAGTACTAACAGTACTAAATAGATAGAGACTCCTACTCTTTTCCGTAGGGGTTTCAATAAGGGACAGAGTGTCAAAACTCCGTCCCTTTTTTTGTTTTAAAAACACAACTCTGTGGTGTATAAATAGTATAAATAGTATTATTGAGAGAAGATTATGGATTTTTTGTCGTTCATTGGTGATGTTGGAGCTCCAATAGCAGGAGCACTTGCAGCAGGGTATTTTGTATTCCTTACAATTAGATTTATACTTGCAGGGGTTACAGGTAGTGTAACAACTATAAAGAATATAATAGGACAACTAGATAACCGAGTTCAGACTATGAACAACGACTTGGTTAAGATTGATGCTCTTATGAGTTATGCGTTTGGTGTGAAACCGAACATTGATAGAATCGCTGCGAATGAAGGTAAAGAAGATGCCAGACGCGATTAAGGAGTCCTAGTTGGAAGCATTAACAGACGCAATTAATCAGTACGGATTTCCTGTAATAGCAGCAGTCGGACTTGGTTACTTTGTTTTCTTTATATGGAAATGGGTAACAGAAGTTATCGACCCGATAATTGGGCAGACAATGGGTACGCTTATTGCATTAGTTGATAGGATACGGATGCTTGACAATGACTTGATTCGTTTAAATACGAAGTTGTCTATGTTGTTAGAACATTACGACAAGACAGGCAAACCGATAGATGGTGAGATAGAAGAAATTTTGCAAAGGTATGGATCAAGAAATGAATCAGTTAAAACTAATAGGAATAATACTACTCCTGACCCCGATAGCTAGTCACGCAAGTGACCTAGTACACTCGTTTGGTAGTCCATCATTTAGTGGTATTGGACAATCACAACACTTCCTTTCTATCGCCCAGATAGAACATAACAGAAAAGAAAAGATACAAGACGATATTGAGTCAGCAGAAAGAGAAGCTGAAAGGGAAGAGAAAAACAAAACAATTAATAAGTTTATTACTAACGTAGAATCTCGTATTTACGCCCAGATTTCTAAGAATCTTGTCGATGGTATGTTTGAAGAGGATGGTGCGCTTAGTGGTACTGCCGAGTTAGAGGGTGCGACTATCTATTGGGTAAAGGATGTGACTGCTGGTACTATCACTGTACAAATCACTGAAGCAGATGGTTCGTTTACAGAGTTAGTTGTACCACTCACGGGATTTGGATTTTAAATGGAACATTACCTAATTGGTTTGATTCTTGCATGTATGTTAGGAGGATGTTCAACTTTAGCAGTTGATGAGCATCTTGAATCTGCAAAACAAGAACCTACAGAATTTGTGTCTGGAGTGCAGGAGAGGTTGGAAGACCTTCCTCTATTGGATGCTCCACCAATGACTATAGCGGTATATTCATTTACAGATAAGACAGGACAAAGAAAACCAAGTGAAAGGTTTTCTCAATTATCAACTGCTGTGACTCAAGGGGGAGACTCTTGGGTTATTGATGCACTGCAAAACGCAGGAAAGGGTGATTGGTTCATCGTTATAGAAAGGGCAGGACTTAATAACCTAGTTAAAGAAAGACAACTAGCAAAGTCTACCTATGAACAGTATGAGAAGGGCGAAAATAAACCAGAACTTAAACCCTTGAAGTTGGCTGGTTTACTTTTGGAAGGCGGTATTGTCAGTTACGACACTAACCTTGTAAGTGGGGGTAGTGGACTACGTTACTTTGGAGTAGGTGGTGATACCTCATATAGAACAGATCAAGTGACTGTTTCTATGAGACTTGTTTCGGTTAACTCTGGTAAAGTTCTTTTGACTACCAATGTTACTAAAACAATCGCCAGTGTGAGGGATGATTTTAATGTGTTTAGGTTCTTTGAGATGGGAACTAAGGCATTTGAAATGGAGAGTGGTGCGGCCGCAAATGAACCGACCTCTGTTGCAGTTAAAGCGGCAATCGACCAAGCAATTATTAATATGATAAGAAAGGGCGAAAAGAAAGGTCTGTGGAAATTTGAAGAATCAGACCTTTACATAAAGGAGAAGAAATGACCAGAAGTATAATAAGGTTAATCTTTATTATGGTTGGTTTATACATGGTGACACCCTCATTGGCGAATGACATTTATATTACTCAGGTGGGTGATAACTTAGATTTAGACATAACACAAGACGGAACTGATAACGAGGTGGGTAATTCAACCACCGCAGCGGTTATTAACGGCGATAGCATGAGTTTTGACATTACTCAGACGGGCAATTATAACATAATTTCTGCAACCATTAAGGGTGCAAATTATACAGGTACTTGGGCGATAACAGGTTCAACTAACAGTGTGGAATTGGACTGTAGTTCTTCTGCTGCTGGTAGTTGTGATGATGTCACTCTAAACATTACTGCTACAGGTGATGGAAACAACTTCAACTTCGATATTGGTGAGACTTCGGATGCATCTACTACTGTAGCCAATTTCACTGTTACTGGAGATAATAGTATTATCAACTCTACTGTGAATGGAAAGAATGCAGTGTTAACTGTAACCTTAAACAATAGTGCATCATTAGCGACAACATCTGCCGCTTCGGATGAAGGTGTTGCAATAACAACAGTTCAGACGGGAGATGGAGTAAGTGGACATTCAGCAGTTATTGGTGTGACAGGTGGTGGTGGAACCATTGACATTAATCAAAGTGGTGTGAACGACCAGAAGGTAAATATTGGAATTACAGGCGATAACTTTGACGTTGACATCAATCAGTCTGACTAGTATACTTCTTGTTATTATAACAACCTCTGCATATGCAAATATTGGAAAAGTTATAGTACAGAAGGGTGAAACTAATATTGAGCGTGGTAATGACGGATTTGAATCTATTGTCAAGGGATTTGGAATGGAATCAATGGATACAGTTCGTACAAAGAATGGACGGACTTCCATTGAGTTCATAGATGATACAAGGGTTGATGTAACAGAACATTCTAAGTTAATCATAGATGACTTTGTATATGACCCTAATACACAGACAGGTTCACTATCACTGAAGGCCTCTTTTGGTACGATGAGATATGCATCTGGACAAATTGCAAAGAATAGTAGACAGAATATAAAAATCAGAACTCCTACCGCTGTTGTTGGTGTTAGGGGTACTGACTTTTCTATGACAATAGATGAGTTAGGGAGTAGTACGATTGTACTTCTACCTTCATGCAATGACAATGGTAATTGTGTTGTGGGAGAAATAACAGTATCGTCTGAGGTTGGTATGGTAATACTGAACCAAGCGTTTCAAGCGACTGTTGTTCCTAGTCCATACACAGACCCATCAAAACCAGTAATACTTGACTTGGATGAGAACAGTATACTGAACTTATTAATTAGAAGAAAACCAATAGAATTGGATGAAGATGTTGATGAGGCCCGAGCGAGGAAACTTGCAGACTTCTTAGGTATAGACTTCCTACAGTTTGACGCTTTTAAGACAAATGAACTCCTAGATGTCGAAAACTCGACATGGACTACAGATTTAGATATGGATTTCCTCTCTGGTGATTTGTTGGCGAATATCCTAGACATTCTTAATGAACAACTATCCCTACAGATGAGGAGCGAATTCACTAAGATGCAAGATGGTATCCAGTTAGGTAAAAACCCAGACACAGGGGTTGAAATATATGACTACAACACAAACTGGAAGTTTAGAAGAGATGGTAATGGTAACATATTTGAAGCAGATTTGAGTAAGAACTACGACTATAGAATTAACCTAAAACAAGATGAAATAGAACTCTATGATATACCCATAGGAGAAGGAAGTAATAATGAAATCACTATTATTCAAGTTAGGTAGTTATTATATAATCCAAGTGGTGGTGGTGATACTACTACTAACACAACTGTGTGCGGCTAATGAGTTATACATGGCGCAAGTTGGTGATGACTTCACTGTGACTATTACACAGGATGGATTGAATAATGAAATTGGTGGAATCACGGACACTCCCATTACAGGTGATGGAAATACATTATCTATGACTCAACAAGGTAACAATATGGATGTAGAGGGACATGTCTCTGGTGATAATAATACTTTAACCACATATCAAGGTGGTGGCGCAGACAATAGTTTTATACGAGGTAGTGTTGTCGGTGACAATAACACTGTAGACTTACGACAAGGAAAAAAGATAGACGGCACTGTTGACAATAATGACAGTGGTAACTTCGAACAGTATATAACAATAACTGGTGACAGTAATGATGTTCTTACCTCACAAGTAAATAGTGGGGGTTCAAGTTCGGGACATCACATGGCACATATCATAACAGGGGATTCTAACACACTATCTCACCTACAATATGCC